GGCCCTGAAGAACGATGCCGCCGTGCATTGCTTCATGACCATCGCGGTCGAGTCCAACTGGATCATGTACGCCAACAACGCCGTGCCGGAGTCGCTCAATTTCCCCCACGACGCCATCGGCCATGACCACGATTCGATCGGTCTGTTCCAGCAACGCCCGTCCTGGGGCACCGTGGCTCAACGAATGAACCCGCGAGAGAGCGCGGGCATGTTCCTGCAGGAGTTGAGGAAGCTGGACTGGCGCAACATGGATCGTGGTGCGGCCTGCCAGGCCGTGCAGCGATCAGCCTTCCCGCACCGCTACGCCGAGCACGAGGCCGAGGCCATCGAGATGGTGCGCGCCATCCGGTTCGGCACCGGGTCGGGGATGGGCACCGGCGGCCAGTCCTCAGGCAACCCCATCCCCGGGGCGAACCTCGGTGGGGCGGCCGTGGGCAGCCTCCCGGCCAACCCACTGACCGCCGGAGCGCCCGGCGCGGCCGGTCTGCCCAATCTGCCGACCACCAACGGCACTCCCACCGCAGCTGGTATCGGCCAGGCCATCGGACGTCCCCAGTTCGACACCGCAGGCGCTCTGACCTTCGCTCGTGCCCAGATCGGCAAACCCTACAAGTGGGGAGGTGAAGGTCCGCTGAGCTACGACTGCTCGGGGTTGATGGTGGCCGCCTACCGGTCGATTGGTATCGAGATCGGCCGAGACACCAGGGCCGAGCGCGCAACCTGCATCAAGATCCCGGCCACCAGTCTGCAGCCCGGCGACTTGATCCAGCCTCACGACGACCACGTGGTCATGTGGACCGGCATCGGCACCGTCGTGCACGCCCCGCAACCCGGAGATGTCGTCAAGGAGGTGCCGGTTTACTTCGACGTCAGCAGCGCCACCTGCCTGCACGTACCGGGCACCGAGTATGGCGGCGCGCCGGTGGGCGCATTCGACCCCGCCCGGGCCTTCACCACTGGCGCGGCTGCAGGCACCGTGGCCACCGGCCTGGGCGGCGGCACCGCTCAGATCGGGTCCAGTGAGCCGATCGCCCGCAACCTGTTCACCTACCAGTTCCAGGCGGGCATGTTCTCGTCCACCATCTCAGGCCTGTACGGGGGTGACCCCAGCACCCGGGAGAAGGCCTTCATCAACGATGAACCCCTGATCCAGACGGTGATCTCGATGGCCAAGGCGGGTCTGCGTAACTTCCAGAGCGCGCCGAACGGCGACTTTGTGGCCTACTACCCCGACTATTTCGGGCTGGATGGCAAGGCCGCTGTCGTCAACATCGAAGACATCGAGATGAAGAACGTTCAGATCGATTTCAACGATGACGCGCTGGCCACCCATGTCTACGTCGCCGGTTCGGCTTTGGACAACGGCGCGGGCGGCCAAGGCACCCTGGGGTGGCTGCAGTCCAAGGGTGTGGCCACTGTCGAGAACGAGTGGCTGTTCCGTCGACTGGCCATGGTGGCCCCGCATGTGCCCGGATCTCCCTTGGTCTCCGGTAAGGAGATCATGCGCAAGTTCGGCGTGCGCCCACTGGTCATGTCGATGTCGGGTGTGCAGCAGGGGGCGATGGAGTTCCTGTTGGCCATGCAGATCTTCATGACCAAATGGGCTGAGCAGTACGCCACCCAGATCGAGACCACGTTCATGCCTGAGGTGTTCCCGGGCATGCGGCTGAACCTGGTCGGACACAACTTGCAGGTGTACGTCACCGAGGTTACTCACTCCGGCGACTTTGAGAATGGGTTCACCACGCAGATGACGATCATGGCCCCGTCCAACCCGAACATCAGGCGACTGGCGATGGAGGTCAACAACGTGACCCGACAGGAGACCTGGGACAAGAGGGACATCGAAGGCAACGCATCGGTGGTGTTCAACTCATGACGACAGGATTCTCTCGTTCCGCGACCGAGGGTGCCGGAAGACGCGAACCAGCAGCGGTGGTGGCCGTCGATCCGGTCACGCGCACCGCCGAGATGATGACACGCAACCGCTTCAGCGTGCGTGTCAACTGCGCCTACGCTGTCGGCGACGCGGTGGTCACTCCGGCCATCGGAGAGCAGTGGTACATCGAGCGCTTCGACATGGAGTGGCGGCTGGCCGGGCGTATCCCATTCAACGATCCGGCCCTTAACGTCGAGCCTGAGCCGGGGCAGGTCTTGGTGGGTTCGGCCAAGGGACCGCTGGAACTGGTCGGCACGATCGTGCGCACCCATGCCCCTCTGGTGCTCGATGACGTCTGGTACCGCGACACCGGCGTGCGCCTGGAGCGTTCCCCTGACGGCGGTACCACCTGGCTGCCGGTGTCCTCCGGCGGCAGCGGTGGTGGTGGTGACCTCACCAGTACTGACGACCTGCCTGAAGGTCTGGTCAACAAGTACTACACCGACGCCCGGGCGATCGCTGCCGCACCGGTGAAGTCGGTGGCTGGCAAGACCGGGGTGGTCACCCTCGCCAAGGGCGATGTCGGGCTGAGCAACGTCGACAACACCAGTGATAACGACAAGCCGATCTCCTCGGCGGTGGCTACCGCCCTGACCACCAAGGCCGACCTGGTCGGAGGCAAGGTACCGGCCAGCCAGTTGCCGGTGCCGCCAGTGGCGGAGTACCCCGACATGCTGTCGTTCCCGGCTCCAGGGGCCTCCGGCACGATCTACATCGCCGCCGACACCGGCAACCTCTACCGTTGGGACTCGGTGGCTGAGAGCTTCGAACTGATCGTCTCGGCCACCGGGGGCGGCGCGGCCAGCACCGACGAGCTGCCTGAGGGTACCGGGAACCTCTATTTCACCAACGCTCGCGTCACCACGCAGGTCCAGGCGATGTTCGGCGACACCGCAGGAAGCGTCACTGAGGGCAACGACCCTCGACTCAGCGACACTCGGACCCCGACCGACAACACCGTCACCACCGCCAAGCTCGTTGACGAGGCCGTCACCACCGCCAAGCTGGCCGACGAGTCGGTGACGTTGGACAAGCTGGCCACCGATGTTCAGGCCGCTTTGGCGGCCAGCCCCTATGACGTCAGCTTCCCTCAGACCCTGGGTCAGCGCGCCGTCGGATACGGCCAAAACTCCATCGGCGTCAAGCTGGTGCGGCCGGTGACCTTCACCGAGGTGACCTACCGCTGTGGCACCGCTGACGCCTCCGGATCCACAACCGTGGTGCTGCATCGCAACGGAACCCCCATCGCTGACAGCGCGGCGACCATCGCCGCAGCAAACCAGGTGGCGGGAACCACCGTCACTGGATCCTGGGCCTTTGACGACGGCGACGTCCTGACTGTCGCCATCACCGCAGTCGGCACCACCCCCGGCCTGGGTTTGGTGGCAGACCTGAAGGGCAATGCCTGATGCCTCTTCTCCTCCCGATGGCCAGCCTGCCTCCCCTGGTTGTCGAAACCGAGGTCACCGATGCCCCGGTGCCCTCCGGCTACGTCGGAGCATGGATCACCCTGCACGGCGCGGGCGGCACCGGAGGAACCGGCGGCCAGGTCAACAACGAGAACCAGAACACCTCCGGCGGCGGAGGAGGAGGCGGCGGTGCCCGTGTGGGCCGCAGCTTCGTTCCCATCGAGGCCATGGGCACCACCTACACCCTCAGCAAAGGCACCACCTCGACCCGTTACGCCCGGTTCCTGTCCGGGGCTGTCGACATTCGCGCCGGGTGGGGCAACAACGGCGGCAACGCCGGTAGCGGCAACAACGCCCCTGCCGGAAGTGGTGGCAGCGGCGGAGTGGCCAGTGCTGTCGGCTACACGACCGGCCTGTCTCTGGTCAACGGCTCCAATGGCGGCGGCGGCGGGTCCGGGTCAGGTAGCGGATCTGCTGGCCAGAACAACACCAACGGCGCAGGTGCCGGTGGCGGCGGTGGCGGCGGTGCCCGCTCCCAGAATTCGGTGGGCGGCCGCCCGGGCGGGGCCGGAGGCGTCTCCTCCGGAGGCATCGTCCCTTTGGGTCTGGGCAAAAACGGAGCATCGGGCACCAGCGGCTCCAAGTCGGGCAACCGGGCCAACGGCGGCAACGGCGGTGGTGGTGGTGGCTCCACGCCGGGCAGCGGCCGCACCGGGGGCGCGGCTTATGTGCGGGTGGAATGGGTCTGACCCCGCGAGCAACAAGAAGAACTGAGAGGAGAACACGATGTCCTACAGCTTGGCTATCGCCGACGGCGACCTCGTTCAGCGAGGAAGCCAACTCGACGTCGTGTTCGGCGTCGACAAGCTCAAGCAGGACATCTACCTGTGGATCATGGAGCGCTACGGCGCGGACCGGTTCCACGTCAACATGGGCAGCATCCTGCAGGAGTTCATCGGCGGCATCATCACCGAGTCCACCCGGGCCGAAGTGCACGCTGAGGTCTTCCGGATCCTGCAGAACTACCAGTCTCTTCAGCTCCGGCGATTCCGGGAGAACCCGGAGCTGCTCAGCTCCAGTGAGCTGCTGGTGTCGGTCGATGAGATCCGTACCGCCCTGAACTACGACACGATCAACGTCCTGATCCGGCTACGTAACGGCTCGGATCAGGCGACCACGATCAACGTCGTGCAGACCGTCTGACAAGGAGGGGCCAAAGTGGCCAAGACGCCCGACCAGATCTCCAAGGAGATCCTGGCCAAGCTGGCGATCACTGCGCCAGGCTTCAGCCTTGAGCTGGGGACTCCCGAGCGCAAGATCGTTGACGCCGTCGCCGAGGCGATCTCTGAGGCCTACGTCGACCAGTACCTGATCGGGTCGCTGCTCGACATCGAGTCCAAGGCCGGGTTGGAGCTAGAGCAGTGGGTCGGCATCTTCGGATTTGGACGCCTGCAGGGGCGCAAGGCCACCGGCATCGTGCGCGTCGAATTGAGCACCGCTGCCGCCCAGGACATCACCATCCCGCTGGGCAGCCAGTTCTACACCCGCAACTCCCTGCCCTCGACCGGCAGTCGCCTGTACTTCGCCGCTACCCAGGCTGTGGTCATCCCGGCTGGGTCCTACGTCACTGACATCCCGGTGGAGTGCACCGAGGTCGGTACGGCGGGCAACGTGCCACCAGACTCGATCGTCTATCTGGGCGAGGTGCTGGGTGCCTCCAGCGTGACCAACCTGCAGGCCTTCACCGGTGGCGTGGATCCCGAGACCGACGACGAGTTGCGGCAGCGCTTCAAGGACACCTTCCTGCGCAACATCGCGGGGACCGAGGACTGGTATCTGGGACTGGCGTATCAGAACAAGTTCGTCTCCAAGGCCGCCTGCTTCGGGCCGATCCGCAAGTACTCCACCCAGATCGCGGTGCCCAACGGCACTCTGAACCTGCCGGTGACCGCCGACGTCAAATACGCCTGGCCCGCCGGAGAGACGGTGTTCAAGGACCTAGGCCAGGAGACCGAGACCTTCTACCGGCCCATCGATGACTACACGTTCACCGCTGGAAGCTCGCCGCAGATCACTCGCGTGACCACCGGCTCGATGACGGTCGGCGACATTGTCGACGTGGAGTTCGAGTACACCACCCGCAGCTCGCGCAACGACCCGCAGAACGGCATCACCAACAAGGTCGACCTGTTCGTCAACGGCGCGGACCCGTTCACCGTCACCGAGCGTACGGTAGTGACCTCCCAGACCCTGTCGGCCTCGACGTCCAGCGAGCTGTACACCGGTAACTTCGCCCGCGTCGGCAGCACGGGTACCCCGTCGGCCACCAATCGCTTCATGCGACTGGGGTCTGTGCCGATCCTGAGCTTCCCCTCGACGCTGACTGTCGGCGGCACCACCTACCAGCAGGGCGTGCACTACCACGTGCTGCGCGGGACCACGCTGCTAGCCGGATCGGTGCGCGAGGTCGCCGGTATCGAGTGGACCGCTGCTGGCCCGGCCAACGACACCCCGATCACCGTCAGCTACGTCTACAACCGGGTGCCCGAGGTGCTCAACGCCGTGGTTAAGGCAGGCAAGCAAATCACCACTGACGTGCTGGTGCACCAGGCCTCCTACGCCTATCTGCGCGTGTATCTGTCAGTGGAGATCGACCGGGGCTACGTGGTGACCCAGGTCGTCAACGCCCTGCAGGAGCGTCTGCGCGAATATTTCGCGGGCTTGCCCTACGGCGCATGGATCGAGATCAGTGACCTGGCGCTGGCCGCCCACCAGGTGCTCGGCGTCGACAACGTCTGGCTGACCCGAGGTCCCGGTCATCCCGACGGCCAGGAGCATGCCACCGACTACGGCATCAAGGTCTACGGCGACAGCACAGATACCACTCCGTCATCGGTGCAGACCACTGACTTCAAGTTGCTTGACAACCAGCTGCCGGTCTTCCTGGAGGCCGTCGTGCTGAGGAAGGCGAATAGGTGATGACTGAAGAAGCGACGACGGCTCCGGCCCCCAAGAAGCGCGCCCCGCGCAAAAAGGCCGCCCCCAAGGTGACCGATGCCCCCACACCCGCACCGGCGGCGGTGACCGTTCCGGCAGAGCCGGTGGCGTTCCCAGCCGAGCCGGTGGCTGCTCGGCATGCGCCCAAGGGCAACGGGTGCGTGTGCGGATGGCTCCCCAACTACCGCCACGCTCTGGGTCTGGCTATCCAGCAGCGCAACCACCTGCAGCGCAACGGCTACAAGATCTGATGCTCAGGCCCCACCTGCCGTCGGTGCCGTGCGTGGCCTGGGTCGCTCTCGGCGTCGCGCTGCTCAGTCTGGGGCTTGGTACGTCCGCGTTCGCCATCGCTCTGCTGCTACTCACCGGGGAGGTGACCCATGCCCAGTAACGACCCGTTTCCGCTGATGCCGTCGAAATCCACCGAACTTCGGCTGGAGCACTTCGATGAGAACGTCTACAAGGCCGACTCCTCGACCATCTTGTTCAAGTTCGTTGACGCGCTGTGTGGCGATGCCGGGGCCGGGTCACTGAAGAAGGAGATCTTCCTGCAGCGCCTGTCCGGGGCGCTGTCGGGCATCTACGGATCTGACCTGGACTACATCTTCGGCAACGTCCATTTCCTGAGCCGCTCGCCGTCGGAGGCCTATCCCTACGACCCGATGCGCGAGATGCTCACCTCCGACCAGTGGGACGAGGTCCGGGTCAAGGATTCGTGGTACCGCAACCGCATCCGCGAATTCTTCATCGGGGCAGGTCTGGGCGGCACCACCGACGGCATCCGCCAGATCGTGCATGCGGCCTGCTCGGTGGACTGCGAGGTGATGGAGAACTGGAGGTACATCGACTGCGCGGATGAGGCTACCGAGATTCTCACCAGGGACGGGTACAAGCACTACACCGACCTTGAAGTCGGGGATGAGGTGCTCACCCTGAATATGGAGACAGGGCTGGCAGAGTGGCAGTCGACGTCGAAGATTAACGTCTTCCCCGTCATCGACCACGAGATGCTCTCAGTGGAGATGGGCGGCAGACACTCGTCACTGACCACCATGAATCACCGCTGGCCGGTGTCGAGTCGGGTCAAGCGGGCGGACGGTTCGCGTGTCTACTCTGACATTCGCATCCGCACGTCGAGTGACCTCTCGACCGAGGACCGATTCATCAGGGCCGCTCCTGTGACAGGGCTGCCCGAGCAGCCCAAGTATGCGGACTCGCTGGTCGAACTGATCGGATGGTTCATCACCGAGGGACACATCCATGCTGGCAGCGATGTTGTGACCATCGTTCAATCACACGCCGTCAACCCCGACAAGGTAGCCGCAATCCGGACCGCGCTGACCGACCTCATTGGCCCCGCTCGTGAGACTTTCGATCGCACTGGTCCTCGGACCGATCAAGTCCCGGCGTGGCGAGAATGGGTCAGTGGCTCGAAGCCAGACATCACGGTGTTCCGATTGAACACCCCCGCAGGCAAGATGCTCACCGAGCTGGCCCCGAACAAGGTCGCCAGCATGGAGTTCGTCACTTCTCTGACGAAGGCGCAGCTCACGCTATTCCTGGACACCTGCATCGCCGCCGACGGGCATGTTCGCAAGGATGGTTATCGGTCATTCACCCAGAAGTCGATGGAGCGCATTGTGCCTGTTCAGGTGGCCGCGACGCTCCTGGGCATCCCGACCTCCATCCACCTAGGAAGTGGAGGCTGGTATGTCCTGAGCCTGTGCGAGCGCCAGAAGTTCGTTCAGCCTCTTGGCCAGAGCAAAAAGAACGCTCAAACGATCCGGTACACCGGAGTTGTTTGGTGCCCGACCACTCCTAACGGCACATGGTTTGCCCGCCGCAACGGGTCCACCTACTTCACCGGAAACTCCTTCGGCCTGGGGACCAACGTGGGCCGCGCTCCGGTGTCGGTGCGCAACGAGGTCACCATCCGGCCCCACAAGGCTGAGCTGGACCCCAAGGAACGCCGCCTGCTGCGCGACATGCTCGATCGCGTCATGCCGCAGGACGTCATCTGCACGATCAGTAACTCGGGTCTGAGCGTGTCCAGCCCGGTTCCGGTGCGCTCGATCACCGCCGACTCGACCTACTACCAGGTGGAGAAGGTCGTCACCGGCACCCCGGTACTCGAAGACCTGCCTGCCCCGGAGCTGCTGGCCATTGACCTGGATCCCTCCGAGCTGTGGCTGAAGTCCAACAGTCCTGAGTTGGCCCCTTACGCCCAGTTCAACATCACCCAGGAGTACTCGTACTACTACCTGATGAGCGGCGGCAAGCGTTCGCCGATCGATTCGGTGCAGTACGGGCGGCTGATGAGTGACGGCACCGTCAAGCCGGAACAGCCCTTCGAGTGGTACGAGACCACCGGTCAGTTCACTGCCTGGCAGGAGTACGAGCGCGCCGACAGCCCCGACAACTACCCGGGCGGAAAATTTGGCCTTCACCCCGACTCCGCACCGGCAGTGAACCCCGATCACTCGCCGTACCAGTTCCCCTACGAGAGCCAGCAGGACTACATCAACAAGAAGAAGGCCGAGGTCCTGGAGCTGGGCGGCTACGCTGATGACCTGCGCTACCGGCTGCCGATCGAGAAGACCGGCGTCTCCAAGCGCACCTACACCGCCGATCTGGCCATCGCCTACAACGCCCCGGCCAAGGACTCGACGGTCACCAGTAGCTGGACCGCACGCCATCCTCGCGAGACGGTGGGCGAGATCCGCGACCCGAGTGCGTTCGTGAGGAGCTAGCCAAGTGGCGGACACCAAGTACTATTTCGACTTCAACTTCCCGCTCAAGCTGGTCACCTTCCTCACCAACCTGCTGTTCGGCAAGAAGGATCTCAACACCCCCGGCCCCACCGTCGATCCGGCCAACCGCGAGTGGTTCTCCCAACCGCGCACGTTTGCCGAGGGCGGTACCGAGGTCATCACGACCACGTTCAAGCTCCCGCTGAGCGTCTCGGAGCTGACTCTAGAGATCCTGCGCATGCCGTGTGTGGTCGAGGTCTGGTATCAGGACCGCTCTAACAACTGGCGGCAGGTGCTGGATATGCAACGCATCCCGCTGCGCGTCGGCGTGAGTCGCTCTGACGTCAAGAGTTACTTCAAATATCACACCAAGTGCTACCCCATCGTGGCCAAGAAGCTCCAGTTCCGGTTGACGCGCACCAACGACCCCACCTTGGAGGGCACCCCGTTTCCTCTCGGCCTGCGCAACTGCTTGATCCGGCGCAACGTCTACGACCGCTCCCAGGGCAGTCAGTACTTCGAGGAAGAGCAGGACATCCTCGGCAACATCGTCACCAAGTACATCAAGGACTGGGACGCGCCCAAGGCCGCCGACGACAACCCCTACACGTTCTGGAAATCCGCTCCGATGCCCGACCCGGCAGCGGTGGCCAGCCTCTACCTCAACGTGCGCGACGACCAGGGCAACCCACGTAGCATCGACAAGGTCTTCATCGATCCGGTCTACACCGGTCAGCACCTGAACCTCTACTACTCCAACGACGACACCGTCGGCACACGCAAACTGAATCCGATCACCATCAACCCTGACGAGGACCTCAACACCGAGTGGCGTCTGGGGCGTGGCCGCACCGATATCTCCTCGGGCCTGCAGGAGAGCTACTACCGGTGGACCATGCACATCGGGCCGCTGGTCGAGGCCGACGCCTGGATCGGCGTGGAGTGGACGCCCGACTTCGACGCCGCCGACGGCCCACCGGACAACCCGGTGCTGCTGCGGGCCATGAACCCTGACGGCGGGTCCTTCAAGCCCACCCTGGAATACGACGTCGGCGCGGGCGAGTTCACGTTGCAGTTCGATGACGGCGTCGACACCCGCACCTACAGCGCCCCGATCTCGTCGGCCTTCACCGCCGGGGAGACGCTGCGCATCGTGGCGGGATGGGGTTTCACCGGCGGCGAACATGAGTACGTCCTGATCAAGGTGGTCAACCGGCGCGGTGAGGTCATTGCCGACTACCACGGGCACCCGACCACCCTGCCGCGTCTGGTGTCGTTCGATGGCCAGCTGGAGTTGTACAAGTTCCGGGGCACCGTCACCGCCCTGATCGTCAAGGTCATCAATAACACCCCCGGCGGCAACCACGCCGCCGGGTCCGACGGATTCCTGGCCAGCCCGACCTACTACGTCGACCCCGATCCGGTCATCCCCGACGCCAACGGCAACGTCCCCACCACCACCCTCGACAACGCCGTCTACGCAGTGTCCTGGGTGACCCAGGAGCACGGATCCGGTGGCGATCATGAGAGTGCCTATGAAGACAAAGAGTGGACCCCCATCTGGCGCGACTACGTCGCCGAGCGGGGAATGCTCTACTTCCCACAAGCCATCTCGATGAAGTACCTCAAGTTGGAGTTCACCAACCTCACCGAGGAGCCGTACCCGATCTATGAGTCGGGTACCGAGGTGCGCTACAAGGTCTTCCCCGTCAGCGTCACTCAGCAGTCCAGCGCCGGGCCGCGCCTGTACACCGGTTCCGGAGGCTTCCTGGGCCTGGGAACCTTCATCTCGATGAACGGTGTGCGTAGCGTCAACTGGCTCAATCCGGCCAGCGTGCTGGCCGCCATCGGGTCGGTGTTCGACACCCACACCCCGCCGGTCACCATCACCGACGGCGCATCGTTCATCAGCGACACCCTCCCCAACAACGGCACGGAGCTGGTGCAGTCCAGCCGTCGTCTGGAGGCCGGATCCAGCTACATCTACCGTCGTGATGTGCTGCAGCCCTACATCCTGGCTGAGGACGCTTACGTCACCACGATCAAGGCTGAAGGGCTGCAGGCCATTGCTCCGTTCACCGACGTGCCCTGGGACGACATCGCGGCCGCCAACCCCGGCGCGATTACGCGGGTCAAGTCGACCGGCACCCTGCCGGTTCGTGGCACCGACTGGTGGATCTACCCGGGTCAGCAGCTGCGTGTCCCGGCCGCGATCATGGAGAAGCTCACCGACACCTCCACGGTCACCGAGCGCAAGATGACCTTGGAGCGTCGGGTGCGGTTCAACACCACCTCGATCCACCGCTACGAGTACCGCACCCTCAAGCGTGATGCGGCGATTGCCTATTTCGCCGGGGTGCGCGAGGTGCAGCCGTTTACCAGCACATTCATTGCTGGGGAGGACAAGCCCTACTTTGACTTCCCCACCTATGACCCGGCGCAGTTCGTCACCAACTTCACCCGGCAGAACGAGGTTGGCGCGACCACCACGCTGACCAAGCTCTACCC